CACCGTTCGTTCTGCAAGAACTACACGGGCAAGTTCCGCATTACAGCAGCGTGGTTCGACCACGGTGTGTCGGAATGGCATATTGAGGTGAGCGCATGACGCACGGACCCAAGTGTGAGAACGTGTGGTGTTCGTGCAACCACCCGCACATGAAGGCGGTCATTGAAACAGACGAGTACATCTATTGGGAGTTCACGGAGGCATGAGCATGTTCAGCGAGCGAATCGTCTGGCGCGTCCCTGCATCTGCGTCCAAGTGGCGCGGCAAGGCCGAGGTGGTGATGAAGGTCGTGACCGTCCCCGGTCGACGCGACCCGCCCAAAATCGACATCCGTGTCCAAAGGACCGCCGAGCATCCCAAAGGAGAAGGCTTCACGCGGGAGGGCGTGAGGCTTGACCTTGAGGACGTGGCTTCGCTCGTGAAGGCTCTGCAGCATACCCTCCGTGAACTGGAGGGGTCTGATGCTACTGGCTGATGCAGCCAAGGTGTCGGAGGCCCTGCGCTCCTACTACAGGGACTACCTGCGCGACGCTGAGAATCGCTCCACGCACTTCCGGTTCTGCCTCGACACGGTCGAGGGCGCTGTACGCAACGCCGAGGAAGACCTTGAGCAACTCATTGACGTGCTCTACCCTGAGCACTCGCGCTTCCCAAGGCAGTTCGTTTCGTTCAGGGAACTGAGGGACGACGTCTGCAAGAAATTGTCCATCTCACCCCTCGTCTGGGACGAGGCGCTGGCAGGCAAGCCTATGGTGCCACTGTTGGCACTGGAGTCGCCTGAGTTTGGCGGTGAGGGCATGACCGTCAAGCAGGCCCTGAACCTCATGGGTCGGATTCGCGACGACGGCTTCCTGAAGATTGCCACACGCCTCAACGAGCGAGAGGCCCTCCTCTTCTGGGCGCGGGCCACCGGAGAACGCCCACCCCTTCCTGTGAAACGATTCCTACAGATGGTTTCCTACACCACGCTTCGTGGTGCACAGAGCCTGCAATCCATCAGCGCGATGCTGGAAACCATGCGTCCTGCTGAGATTCTGCAGCGGATGCTGGGCGACAAACCAGACATGGAGGTTCGCACCATGCAGCCCGGCCAGCCGTTCCTTGGCCCTGTGTTCAAGGCGTGGGACAGGATGACTACTCCTTCTGATGTCTACGTCGACGTCATGGCGAATCCGCGACGCTACCTCCACATCACCGAGTTCCCGACAGGCACCTTCCGAGGCGTCCTGTATAACCGGCACAAGCAGGTGATGGGCAAACCTCTCACCTTGCCGTTCACCGGCCACGAAGCCATTGTCGAGGTCGAGGTTGATGGCATCGAAGTGACGCACGTCACCGACTTGCTGTCCGTGGACGACAACTGGGACCTCTACAAGGAGGACTACCGTGACCGCTTAAATGCCCTCGCCGGCCTCAGTCCGATTGTGCCGGTCAAGGAGGGGAAGTTCGTGCCTTCAGGCACCGACTACACGAACTACGTTGAAGCCCTTGAGGCCGGTGAGAAGATGCGCCTCGTCAAGCCGGGAGGCATCCTCCTTGGCGGTGAGGGCGGCTGGACCATCCTCAAGGACGCTTTCCACATCCAACTCCTCGTGTCCTCAATCATGCGGGACACTGATTACGAGACATTCGTGCGCCTCTCATCCCTCGATGGGTATGAGGTCTACGAGGTCGGGCAGGCCAAGTTAAGTGCCTCCGTGGCCCAGCACGTTCGTCAGCGCCTTGCTCAGCAGGGTTTGCTGGTAGGACAGGGTTGGCTCCCAGTCGACGAGTACGGCGTCGTCGTCGTGCTGGAGATGAAGGGCTTCTCCTTAACCGAACTCAAGATGACTGATGCGGACATTCTGTACGCAGACGACAACCTTGGGTATTCTGACGTCTCCCAGTTGACTGACCTCATCGAAATGGCCAACTGAATGTTTCCGGTTATAAAGTCCCATCAAAGGTAGGCAGGTGGAATCGACATGAACCTCCGAGAGAAATACAGACCGTCCTCCTTGGACGACTTGGCCGGTTGCGAGGAGTTCCTCGCTGCGGCAAAGGGTTGGGACATCGACACCTGTCCCGCAAACATTCTCCTCGTGGGTCCACCCGGCGTGGGCAAGACCAGTGCCGCTTTGGCACTCCTCCGTAATCTACAGGGTGAGTTCTTCGACCCCATGAACTACAGCGTCACCAACGCCTCAGACGACCGAGGCATCGACTATGTGCGTGACTTGAAGAGCATCGCCCGACAGAAGGGCATGGGCGTCAGTCGTCGAGGAGAAGTCCTCGACGAGTTTGAGTCCTTCACTGCTCCTGCACAGAAGGCCCTTCGACAGATTTTGGAAGAGAACCATCAGAGCACCATCTTCATTCTCACTGCGAACGACATCGGTCCGATTCACAGCGCCATCCGTGACCGATGCGTCACGTATCACTTCAAGCCCCTGTCCGATTCAGACGCGAGCGTCCTTAACCGACTGGGCCGCATCATCGTAGCGGAAGGCATGCCTTCCGAATGGATAGAGCACCTGCCAGCCCTTGTGCGGACCTCCGCAGGAAGCATGCGGAAGGCCATCGACACCCTCGAAAGCCTGCCCAAGGAGGTAGGCGCCATGATGGAGTTCCTTCGCAGGGACACGAACAACCTTAACCGCGCTGCCCTGAGTATCATGGGCAGCGATTTCCCCACAGTCACCGCGCGATTGACTCAGGCCTTGGAGTCTGGTCAGTCGAGGTTTGGAGTCCTGCAAGGGCTCCGCTACCGCGTGAAGCCCCTCATGGAAAGTGAGGATGACTGGCACGCGTTCATGCTCACGTATGGCGAGTTCGCCCTTCTGGCCCACTCATGGCCGGACGACGACATCGCCTACGTTGAGTACTTCATAGCGAAACTGAAGAAAAACATGGAGGACAGGACATGACCGATACCCCAGAAAAAACGTGGCCCGAAGATGTGACCGAACGCCTGACAGGCTATGCGGGGAAGCATGGCATCAGCCTTGAAGAGGCTGGAGCCCGCTTCGCCAAGTGGCTCAAGGCTGAGTTTGAAGTGGATGCCCCGCACAGCGAGGACCCCTTCTACCTCAGCCAGTGGTCCGAGCAATTCGTCATTGAAGACCGAAACAATGTCGGCGGCGGCGGAAGCAGCCGCGACACGGTGACCTATGTCGGTATGTTCATCGGCATCGAAGACAGCGAGCGTGACGGGCGGAAGGGCGTCTTCGACAATGCCCTCACCATGTTCCGAAACAACCGCGACCGAGCCATCGACGAAGGCCTCATCGGCATCCTGACGGCCAAGGAGGGTCTGTGGCACATCAACGGTCAGCCCACCGAGGACCGCGTCAAGGGAAGTGACCTGCCGTGGTACGGCTTTGAGAACGACGACATGCTCCTTTGCCTCATGGCCAACCGTGACGGCGAGCGCAAGCCCATGGCGCCCACGAGTTTCAGTCGCAAGGCATACTTCCTTGGCAGCCCCGAATCGGGTGGCGACATCAAGGCGTGGAGCATCAATTTGCAGGGCGACGCCATGAAGGCGACGTACACCAAGTGGGAAGCGTGCAAGATTCAGGTCATCGCCCCCACGCGGAGCGACCAAGACCTGCTCTACACCAATCGCAACTTCCACGAGACGGTTGAGTACACGGACGCTTGGCTTCCTGAACATCTGCGTCAGGCATTCAGCGCCGAGCGCCTCCTCGTGAACGCGAAGATGCACCACGAATACGCCGAACTCGGCGAACTCGTGGAAGTCCACGGTGACCGCACGGTCACAACCGCGTCCGGCTACACCGTCAACCCCCTCGTCATCACGAGCGGCTACGTCACCTACCTGAATCGTGACCACATGAGCAGTGAGTACGACCCCACAGGGCGAACGTATCGGCTGTCCATCGCACGTCAGGGCGTTGACCCCGTGACCGTCTGGGTCTCTGGTCGCATGCACGATGAAGACCGTGTCTTTGAGTACCGTGACCGTAACGGTGAGATGCGACAGTACGACGAAAAGACACAGGTCATCGTCGTCGGTCGCCTGCGCCTGAAGCCGTACAACAACGAGATGCAGGCGAGCCTCACGGCGCTCGGCATCTACATTCCGCCTCGTACCGCCCGTCCCGCTGGGGGCAGTGGCGACACGAGCCTGAGCCAATTCGGAGGGAACCAAGAATGAACGGATGGGAAGCACTCGCAGACAGCAGCACGACGACGACGAGCACCCCGGCCCCTGCGCCGGCCCCGGTGAAGGCGACACCAGCGCCTGAGCCTGCCCCTGTGGCAGAGGCGCCCGTGGCGGTTGCGGCTCCCGCTGAGCCGACCACCTCGTCCGACTTCCTCACGCGTTTCCCTGATTTGATGCAGGAAATGCAGGCTCAGGCCGCACCCGATGCGATGGCGCCGAGTGCCATCTTCTGTGGCATGGTGGGGCACGAAGGCACGGGCAAGACCGGGTTGGCCATGGATGCTCACGTACATCGGCACCCACAGGGCATGTGCTTCGTGCTTGACCACGACAACGGTGGGCTGGCGTGCAAGACGGCTCACTATCCGAAGGACGAGCGTTTCCGCACTTTCTCCCCTTGGGTGATGCAGCAAGAAAACCGCACGGCCTACAACTACCTCGCCTCCTACAACCGCACCATGGACATCTGCAAGTTCGCCGTCGAGTACGCCGAGCAGCAGCAGAGGCCCGACTTCGACGGTCTGCCGCTCAAGACGTTCATCGTCACGGGCGTGGACCAGTTCGACGGCATGTGCATGAACGTGATGAAGATTCACGACCTCGACATGAAGGCCACCGATGCCGTCGAGGCCAGCGCTGCGAAGTTGAATAAGGAGATTGGCTGGAACTGGGCCATCCGCTCGACGCGGTTCAAGCAACTGACCGCACAGTGCCAGCGCCTCAACCTGCTCGGCGTCGACGTCTACTGGGAAACCCACCTCAGGGAGGACAAGGACGGCAAGGTCGGCTTTGACGGTTGGAAGTTCGCGTGGGAGAAGTCAGCCAATCAGGACCTGTTTCAGGTCATCTGGTGCAGGCGCTCGGTCGTCCGCAACGCGGACGGTGCCAAGACCGGCGAGGTTCGCTACGAGGCTGAGTTCTTCAAGCAGAAGACCAACTCCGACCTTCTCAACCAAAGGCGACTATACTTCGTCACGAAGGCCGGTGAGCCCGCACAATGGCTCGGCCTGCCGGAACTCCGCGAGGGTACACTCTGAGGTGCACACATGGCATCCTTCAGCATCAGCCGCGATAACCTGACGAACTTCCTTGACTCGTTCGGGGCAGACCTTCAGGACATCGCCATCAAAGTGGGCAGTGACCACATATCGGCTTCGGTCGGGAAGACCACGCACTACGTGTCGCGGAAGATGGACTGCGGGGTGACCAAGACGGGTCACATCAGCATCACAGACTTACCAAAGGTCAAGAAGTTCCTCAGCAGCACGAAGGTGTCCAGCCTCGACGTGAGCCAAGAAGGGAAGAATGGCACCCTCCACCTGTCGGGTGAGAAAGTCAGCCTCAAGTTACCCACGGCGTCCTACGTCGAATCGCAGAAGCGCGTGGGGATGATGGAGCGAGCCATTGAGACATCCAAGGAGGGCATGTGGCGGACGTGGTTCAACACACCACTCACTCACCATGCACGGGTGGCGTCGGAGGCGCTCAAGCCTGCTACGCACTTCAAGAAGGTGCTCGGCGACAATTACTCGTGCCGAACTGAGTTTGACGCAGACGGCTCGCAGTTGACGATTCGCGGCGGGAAGGACTCGACAGGTAAGATGTTCGTCAACGCCCCACTCACCAACGTCGAAGGCCCCGCCGTCACGGCATCCTCGGCCTTCGACAAGTGGCTTCCTGAACTGCTCAACAGCCTACCTTCGGGTGACGTGGACATCCACACTGGAGACGACACGGTGATGGTCATTGAACAAGAGCACACGCATTTCCTCATGGTCGTTATCGACCAAGTGGACGAGGAGGATTGAAAATGGCGCGACGAGATGTTTGCTGGTACTGCGGTGGTCGCCTCATTTGGGGCAACGACTGGAACCCTGAGGACTTTGGGTTGGAAGGTAAAGGCATCGTATCTACGTTGACCTGCAGCGACTGCGGGGCAGAGGTCCAATACACGCTCATCGAAGAGGAGGAATGACGGTGATTGTCGATGCGTTCCGACCGGACCCTGAGGGTCCCGACCACCTTTACCTGAGGTGGCGCGACAAGGACGGAAACCTCATCGAAGACACCGTGACCGACTTCAGGCCCTACTTCTGGATTTCAGCCAACACCCCAAAACGCATCATCGACAACGTGCTCGACTCCTTTTACGGCTCCGAGGTCGACTACGACGACACAGCCGTAGGGCTGCGCGACAACGAGCCACTCATCAAGGTCTACGCCTACCGTGAGAGCGACATCAGGAGCATGGCTGCTCGCTTTTGGAAGACGTGGGAGGCTGACCTCAGCCTCGCAGACCGCTACCTCATGGACACCTACCAGACGATGCCTGACTGGACGCCTCGCGTCTGGCACTTCGACTTGGAGTGGGACCCGAAGACCAAGGAGACCACGGTCATGGCCGTGGTGGACAGTTTCAATCGAAGGCGAGTTGCCTTCTGCTGGAAGAAAGATAACCCCAACGGCCTCTACGACATGGACCACCACATCGAGGTCCGTGAGGTCGATTACGAGGTGCGCGGTGAGAAAGTCGACTACACCTACGAACGCCATCTGTACGGCTCAGAATCGGACATGCACAGGGCCTTCCTCGCTTATTTGGAGGAGTGCAACCCCGACGTGCTTGTGGCCCACTCCATGATGTGGGCTGACCTACCGCACTTGACGGAGCGGCTAAAGCAGTTCAGGCGCCTCAGCCCGCTTGGCCGGGTGCTTGGCACCAAGAAAGGTTACGACTACACGGACCAACCAATCCGTGGGCGACTGTGCTTCGATACGGCCTCCCCGCTCAACAGTGGCAGCGGATTTGAGCGCGTCTGGAAAGACAGCGGCAAACCCCAACTGAAGAACCTCAAATTAGACACGCTGGCGGAAGCCTGTGGCCTCGGCGGCAAGTTCGACATGGACGTGTTCACTGGGTGGACGGAGCGCTTCGACGACTACGTGGACTACTGTATGCAGGACACGGTGCTGTTGAAGCGCATCGACGAAGACAACCACGTCCTCGACTTCTTCTTCTCTCTGCAGCGACTGTGCGGCGTCACGTTCCCTTCCTGCCACAACGTCACGCGGTTTGCGCGCGGCCTACTCAGTCGCAGGACCGATTGGAAGGCACCCACCCGTTCTCAGCAGGAGAAACAGGAGTACGAGGGCGCGTTCATCCCCCCTCCTCGGCCCGGACGATACGAGGGCGTGGCCTGCGTTGACTACAAGGGTCTGTACCCCAGCATCATCCTTAGCCACAACCTGTCTTGGGAAACGCAGGTGCACCCCGACCAAGCGAATGAGGACAACGTGCATCGACTGCCGGACGGCACTTGCTGGAGGCAGGGCGTCGACGCACTTCTTCCCCGCATCGTCACCGAGATGTTCGACCTACGTGACCTGTATAAGCGTAAGATGCGCGAATCGGAAAGCGAGCGCGAGCGCAGCGGATGGAACACCATGCAGTTGGCGGTCAAGCGTGTGATGGCTTCTTTCTACGGGATGACGGCCAGCGCTCACTGGGGTTGGTGTGATTTCGACATCGCCAGCGCCATTACTTCGGTCGGTCGACAAGCCATTCGTTTCCTCCTTGAGGAGTCAAAGGCGCAGGGCTACGCACCCCTCTACGGGCACACCGATTCGGCATTCGTACAGGTCCCCTACGACGAAGCAGGGGCACTGGCAAAGCACCTCACGACAACCGTGCAACAGCGCCTCAACGCCAAGGACCTCATCGTAGAGTTTGAGGCCTACATGCCCTACTGGATTGTCGGTGGGAAGAACCTCTACTACGGCATCTGTTCGTGGCCACCTGAAGACGAAGGTAAGGTCAAGAGCGCACGCTGGGGTAAAATCAGCACACTCGCTCCTATCTCAATGACGCTTGAGAACGACGTTCTCACCGCCATTTGTCGAGGAGCGAGCGAAGAGCAAGTCATCTCTATGGTCCGTCCACTGGCCAAGCGCATTCTGAGCAGCGATTTCGACCTCAAGGAAGTGGCTTCGACCACCCGACTGCAGAAGCACCCAGAACAGTATTCTAAGGTTGGAGGAGGCATCAAGGCTGCCCTCTACTATAACAGAACCGTCGAGCCGAAGTTCTTCAAGGACCAGAGCGTGGACTGGGTCTACGTTCGCGACAACCGCACGGACGTCATGGCTTTCGTCGACGAATCTGATTTAGACGGCTACGAACTGGACGTCGATTTGATGGTGGACAAGTTGCTCAAGGCTAAACTGAAGCCCATTTTCACGGCACTCGACTGGGACTTGGCAGCCGCTTCTGGCGCCGCCCGCCCCAAGAACTACTTTGAGGTGATTGAATGAGCAAAATCGAAGAAGAAGTCGTCCGTAAGATTCGCCAGCGTGCTGACCTCGGATGGCACAAATATGGCAAGACGATGGAGCGCAAGGACCTCACCCACATCGAATGGCTGCGCCATGCTCAAGAGGAGGCTATGGACCTCGCTGTCTACCTTGAAAGACTCATCCGTGACCTTGAAAAGGAGGAAAAAGCGTGAGTAAATGGGCTTTCTGGAAGCGGGTAATGGACACCGAGCCTGCGGCTCCACTGTCTCGATTCGACGCCTGCCCGACCTGCGGTCGCTATGATGAAAAGGGGTCGCGCCAGACCACACTTTCCGAGTTTGTCGACATCGTCGGCGGACGTCAAACAAAACTGGAGGAATACGAATGAGCGACAGGGATTGGACAGCATATTCACGGTCAACATACGCTTGGAAGCCGGGTCACCAAAAGCACCTGCGCGTGACCAAGTCGAGTCTGACGAGCGACTTCGACTTCTGCCCCAAGCAGTACGAGTACAAGCGCGTGCATGGCCTTCCGACCCCTGAAACCGACGCCATGCGGAAAGGGACGAACGTGCACAACGCCGTCGAGTACTACTTCAACAACGTGTACCCTTACCTCGACGACTTGCTCACCCTCATGCAGCGGGATAAGCGTGACGAGGCGCTGGCACTGGCACTGAGTATTCTGCCTGAAGAAACCTACGAGTTGGGCGAGGAGAAGTCCATCGAGACCCGTCTAAAGTGGGATTTGGAGCGATTGCTTGCAGGTGGGAAAGACGACTACCTACCCATCATTAACGAAGCCGAGGTTCACGCCTTCACCGAGGAAGAGTTTGAGTTCAACGGCGAGGTGCTGACCATCCCCATCCATTGGGCTGGGAGCATTGACCGTGCGTTCGCTACTGAAAACGGCGTGGCCTTGATGGAACTGAAAACCGGCAAGTGGTTGCAGACAGCGAAGACAGACACGACTGGCACCGTGACGTGGGAAGACCAGTCGTTCAAGGTCGACAGCATGCGCATCGAGATGGCGTTCTACAAGCACTTGCTCAAGGTGGCTGACCACGAGCACCAGAACGTCACGCACTGGGGCTGGGTCTACCCATCCGGTGAGGTGGAAGGGCTCGATGCCTATAACAAGTACGGATTAGAGCAACGCAGCGTCAACCGTATTTTCTACGAACCCATCAATGCGAACAAAGAGGGACAGAAGCAAAGCGTGTCGCGCTACGCTGAAGGAAGAGTCCAGCGGCTCAAGGAGGCTCTCATCACGGCATACCTGACTGACGATTTCCCCCCTAAGCCAAGCCAAGGTAAATGCGCTTGGTGCGACTTTAAGTCGATTTGTCCTTCGTGGGAGGGCAGCGACGACCCAAAGGAATACATCGCCAAGATGCAGGAGGAAGAGTGAATGCACATCCCGACGAAGCACGACATCCGAACACTCACCATGGTCATCGAGCGGCTGCTTCCCGCAGCCGTCGGTCGCCCTGTCGAGTTGAATTTCTCGCATCTGGGTGAGGTGGACTACACAGTGGCAATTCAGACATCCCTTTGGGAGTTCGACCCTGAGTCAGAGAGAGGTCCCCTTGGACCGATGCACCTGACGCTCAACGTCAACCTCCTCACGGACAACGAAGAATTGGTCGCCGTCCTTGGGCGCATCATGAAGGTAGGCGAGTGAGGTGCGTCTGGTCTTCGATTTCCCACGAGAAGTAATGGAACTTGGGAATGAGAAGGGTAGGGGATTCCGAAAACTGGTTCGTACAGATGAGGAGTTGGAGCGCTACTGGTCTGGCAAGGACGGAGTGTCCAACGCCTACATGACCGTCTACGGCTACCGAGCCCTGCAGCAGCCACACAATAGGCGCGTCGACCTGACCACGCCCATCGTCCGTCACTTCGTGATGGACTTTGACCCCAAGGACTTCAGGCAGCGGGACAGGCCAGACGTCAACCCTGAGAAGGCCCTGCGTCAGACCCTCACGCTGCATAAGCACCTGCTCAAGGAAGACATCGCACACGCCGTCTGGTACAGCGGTGGTGGCTTCCACGTCTGGGTCATGCTGGACAAACCCTACATGCCCGCTGACGGCAACCATCTGTCTGATGTCAAGGAAGCAGGTATGTCACTTATCAGCAAGTGGATTCACGAGATGAACCTGTTTTGCTCAGACCCTGCAGTGCCGTTCGACACGAGCGGTATGATTCGGCTCCCGAACTCGTACAACTCCAAACGCGGACTCTGGTCCATACCGCTGAAAACCTCCGACTTGGAAGCAGGGCTGGACCACATCATGGTCGAGGCACTGGAGTCCAAGTCTGGCATGTTCGCTTACGGGACCAAGGGGGTGTCGCTGGACGTCGTGCGCACCAAGCAACGCTCTCGCGTATTTGACCCCAACTCAAAGCCCATCGACCTGCCAACAGCGTCTATGGACGGCATTATCATTCTCCCTTGCCTAAACTCGGCCGCCTGTCGAGTCGGCAGCAACCCAAGCCACGACGCTCGCGTCCAGTTGGTCAAGTACCTCTCTAAACGACTACGCAACTTCATGCCGGTTGAGCGAATCGACCGCTCAAAGTTGGCAGAACACGGCGAAACAATCGTGCAATTCATCAGCGGCCTCGACTGGGCAGATTTTGATGAAGCCACGACCCGATACCAAGTCGGCACCATCGTGGGTACGGAATACCCTCAAACGTGCTCGATGCTTCACAAGAAAGGTATGTGCCTTGGAAAGTGTCGATACTGGGACAAGACTGGTGCGATGGAGGAGGCGGTTGTGGATGAGTGAGAAGTACGCTAAGATTCACTGGGTTGGTCGTCGAAAAGGCGCCAAGCCCCACCACCTGATTCTCAGGCGTAGCGATGGTTCTGTGCTGGAGGGCGACGCTTCCTTCTGTGGCATGGTCATCGTTGGCGACTCACATTGGGAAGTAGACGAAGAGGGCGATAATCGTGCCTGCAAACGCTGCGTCTACTTTGCTGAACGCTACGAAAGGAGGCGTGGTGTATGGCGATAAAGGTCCCTCTCTACATCGACTCAAACGAGCGAGGCCCCCTCCACGATGCCGTCATTCGTGCGGCTGAGCGTGAGGGCTTCGCTGTTGAAAAGACCCACCTGCAGGGCATGGGGGACTATAAGGCAGGTAATGCGCACATCGAGTGTAAGAGTCTGTCTGACCTCATCCAGTCGACGTTCAGCGGTCACCTCATGCGCCAAATCGAGAACCTTGACGCCAACTGCGAGCGCGTCATCCTCGTCGTGCACGGGGACATCGCTAAGCACGTGGCTATGTCCAAGAAGCAAGGTCGACCTGTGACCTACGCTAAGACACAGGACATGATTCTGGGCATTTTTGCCCGCATCACGGCAGACTTTGACTGTCACATCTACCGCGCCAAGGACTACTCCGAGGCGGCCATGTTCATCGCTAAACTGCACAGCAAAATGCAGAAACCGGCAAGCACTCATGGCGCGAAGGCTGTCACACGAACCAGCACCAATGACGTACGCGCAGACATGTTGCTTGCAGTCCCCGGATTTGGACCGGAACTGGTTCAAAATACACTGGAGCGATGCGGCTCCATTGAAGAAATGCTCTATCCCGAAAGCCTCAAACAGGTGAGAGGCCTCGGTCCGAAGTTGCGTCAGCGACTCCTTGAAGTGTTGACTTCTGAGGAGCCGGTTCGCGTGACAAAGACCTACGGGAGAGGAGGGTACAGCCATGATGGAACATCGAGCAGCGAACTATGAATGCACCAAGAAATACCCTACACTGAGGGGCTACCTTGAGCACTTCAACATGTTCAGCAGAAACAATGAGATTCCGGGCCTGCTGTCCTTCTTCTTCATCCTTGGTCAAGCGGCCATCCCATATGTCCGCATCCCTGTAGGTGGGAGCAACCTCGACCCTCGTGTCAGCATGTTTTGGATTCAGGACACCCGGACAGGCAAGTCGGCAGCCTACGAGGTCATCGAGAGAGTGCTGCTGGAGGCCGGGCTGAACAGCATGGACTACAACTCTGGCAACGACGCCGCTCTCGTGGGCACGCTGGTCCCTGACCCGGATTCGGAAGACCAGCGAAACCCAGACATGATTGTGCGCCCCGGCATTCTTGCCGGGCGCAAGGGGCTCAACTTCGATGAAGGTAGCATCATCCTCAAGACAGGGCAGCACAATGAAAACACCACACTCTTTCTCCAGTCCGCCCTAAACTCAGCGGGTACTGGACGCAACGAACTCACGAAGCACATGGCTCGCGACACGTTCAGCGTCAAATCTGAGGTATCTCTTTGGATTACCACCTTCCCGCCAAAAGGCATCAAAGAACACGTGCTCGACAAGGGTATTTTTCAGCGTGTCCTCACGTACTGGCGGCACTGGACGTTGGACATGAAGCGCCAAATCAACTACGAGTTGGCCGACGCAGTACACGATGACTCAGAGCCGGAGATGCCATTCGACGAAGTCGTACAGTTCTTCACTGACTTGCAGAAGCGACTTAAGCGGCGCATCCTCGACCTCGCCGACATCCCGCCAATGGAGTGGGATGAGATGTCGGAAGACGACCAAGAGCAGGTTGTCATGGGTCTGATGAAGCGGACGTTCACCATCGACGACTCATACAGGCCAGCCCTCTACATGGCGATTGATGAGTATTACAGCATCGTTGAGCCGCTCGGACCGGACAAGCAAGGTATCTGCTCTTCTTTCGTCATGGGACTCCAGAACTACACCAACATCCTCGCTCACCACATGGCCATGATTGAGGGTGTGTGGGTCGTGCGCGGTGACCACGTCGACATGGCGCGCGAAATCCTCTACGACCTCTACGGGAACCTCATTCAGTGGCTTGAGTCTGAAGTCAACATTGGCGCAGGTGCCAGTGAGAAGAAGAAGATGCAGGACTTCTGGCGTAAGTCGTTTGAGCAGTGCGAACTCTTCGATTTCGACGACACCCGTGGTCAGGGCTGGGCCAAGAAGAGCGAAGTCATGGAAGCCTTCGGGAAAATGGCCAACTACAGCAGCCACGGGTCCATCAACACGAAGTTCAACGATTACGGGGCAGAAATGTTCGTTGATACGCGAGAATCTGTGCGAGTCTACATCAGACTGCGACCTGAGTTCAGGAAGGGCGGTGCGTGATGTGGAACTTAAGTGCACCGAATGCGTTATGTGCTCGACTCTCGTGGGTGCCTTTATCGGAGGCTGGACTTTTGGAAAACATCATGGGCAGGAAGTCGTTATGTGCGACTGGTGCTTTGGCTGCGTGGAGGAATGCGTGAATGGTCGTAAAAATGCTGGCTCTTGACATTGAAACTGCAAACTACTCGCACGAGATTGGCGGTTGGGGGCAGACGCATTTGTTTGAGCCCACCGTCGTGGCGACATGGGACGGCGAAAACGGCGTGGTCTACTGCAACGAGCCCGTCACCAAGTCACTTCCTGAAGGAACGGTCGTCAAGGAGTTGCACCCGCAAATCATTGGCGAAGACCTTGCCAATCACGTCAACCAAGGCGGCCTCATACTGGGTCACAATCTCAAGAAGTTCGACCTTCCTATCATCCGCGATGCTCTCGACTGCTGGGCGGCGGGCGACATCCTCACCAAGTCCGACGAGCAGGTGTTTGACACCTCAGCGCTTCTGCGCGCCATCACGGGGCACGCTGTGCCCCTGTCGGACGCTTGCGAGCACACCCTCCAGAAGGGCAAACTGATGACGAGTCACGACGCGCCCATCGAATGGCGCAAGGGCAACTTTGGCAAGGTCGCCGAATACTGCTTGAAGGATGCAGAACTCACCTACGAACTTTGGCAGCATGGTGTGACGGAAGGCTTCGTGAAAGCCCGCTGTCGCCACACTGGCGAAGTGAAGGAGTTTGAGGTAGACTGGTGATACACATGAACGAGACTGAGGGGAACACGAGCGCTGTAGTGCACAACATCCGAGCGGCCAAGCGGGCCGTGTCGACGGTGAAAACGACACTGGGGCCGATGGGAATGGACAAGATGATGGTCGACGCAGGCGGGAACGTCATCGTCACCAACGACGGTGCGACCATTCTGCAGCAGTTGGACATCACTCACCCTGCGGCCAAGATGGTCGTCGAGGCTGCCAACACGCAGGAAGACGTCTGCTACGACGGCACAACCAGTACCGTTGTGCTTGCCGGTGAATTGCTGGGCAACAGCGAACTGCTGTTCGGCAAGGGCCTCCACGCGAACATCATTTGCCGTGGCTATCGCAAAGCAGCCGCTTGGGCCGTCGAGCACCTAAACTCATTGACCGTCGAAGCCCCTCTGAGTAAGATTGCACAGACTTCCATCACAGGAAAGGCGCTTGAGTCCAGCATGGACCACGTCAGCGAACTGTGCGTGACTGCGGCCAAGAACGCCAACGGCGACTACTCCCGCATTCGGGTGCTTTCGCAGCCGGGTGGCTCGCTGGACGACTCGTACTGCTTCCACGGCGTGGTGCTGCACAAGGAGTTCATGCTCCCGGCCATGCCTGACGAGCCTGCGCCCAAGGTGCTGCTCATCAACACGGGCCTTGGCGACGGGAAGAAGGACGACAACGTGCAAATCAGCCTGTCCTCTGCGCAGGAATATCAGCAGTACCGGAAGCAATCCAGTCGAGACGAGTGGATTCAGAAGGCTACGGACATCATCAACACCATGCCTGACGGAGGCGCCGTGTTCTGCAGGGACACCGTCAACGAGGTCGTTGCAGCGGCTCTGGCCAACGCCAACATCGCTGTGGTCCACCGCGTGCCAGAGAGCGACATGACGGCGCTGGCCCGGCTTCTGGGCACCACCGTGTACCACAGCGTTGAGGACGGTGGGAAGGTGGCTTCTGACGCGCACATCAAGTGCGAGACCATAGGCGACATGCGCTACGTCGTCGTTGAAGGCGAAGGCGAGGTGACCACTCTCGTTCTGCGAGGAGCGACCCGTCAGACGCTCGACGAGACAGAGCGCGGCTTTGAGGATGCTCTGGGTGTCGTTTGTTTGGCTCACAACAGCGGGAAGACCGTGGCTGGCGGCGGCTCTGCTTACCTCAGCGCTGCCCTCCACCTGCGCGCCCGTGCGGCCGAAGCCGGAGGGCGTGAGCAGATGGCCATTGACGCCTTTGCAGACGCTCTGGAGGGCATCCCTGCCACCATCGCTGAGAACGCTGGCCACGACCCGCTGGACACCATCCTGACGCTACGCAACGAGCACATGCAGGGCAACAGCGATGCTGGGCCAGACATCGAGAATGGCGGCGCTTGTTCCATGATTGAGGCTGGAGTGTTTGAGCCCCTTGAACTGGTGCGACAGGCTGTGCAGTCAGCCAGCGAAGTGACCATCAGCATCCTCCGAATCGACGACATCATCGGAAAGCGAGGTGAATGAGATGTGCCACATCTGTAGGGCTGTAGAAATGCTTGCTGAAGAGGAAGAGTGAACGCGAAGTCGCATAATCACCGCATTTTCTCAGCCCTATTCCTGAGAAAGGTGGAGAGGCGACCGCCTGCTCGTTTCGACACCGGCTCTGCGCGGCGCTTACGCTCGCCTTTGAAGCCCAGTTGTCCGTGAAACCTCACGTAAGAGCAGAAAGGGCACTCGTGCAGCACGGCCAATTCACCGCTGACGTAGCGACCAGAGATGCTACGAGGCAGAGCGATACGCCTGCAGTTCTCGCACTCCTGTTTGAGCAAGTCGACGAATCGTCCCATTCATAATCACCTCACGGGATTGGCCCGTGAGTAGCAGCGACGAAACTCGCTATACGGTTGATGGCCTCTTCGATAGACGTGGGAGGAGGCCCTGTCCAATCAGTGGGCGAGCCGGGAGGGACGATGTTGAACGAATCAGCACCCGCGCTACCCACCGCAACATAGGATGCGTCCGTCAGGTTGCTTGCAGCCGTCAAGTCACCGTTGGCGTCGGCAACGAGTACCGCGCTCGTCACCGTCTGCCTGATGGTTCCGTTGACGTGCAACGTCTGAGAAGGAGTGGTCCCAATGCCAACCTTCCCATCAGTCGCAATTCGCATCCTCTCAGGGCTTCCTGTTCCGGTTTTGAAGACCATTGGTTCACTCGATGAATAGGCTTTGATTTCAGCAATAGACGCCGTAGGCGAACTCCCATAACCCAAAACGAGTGAGTTCGTTTGCACTTCCTCAGTAGCGAGCAGGGACCCGGCGACCTTGACTTCCGTGTTCGGGAAGGAAGGGTCGTTGTCGCCGTAGATGATGAGTCGGTCGAGGCTGCTTCCACCGTCGTTGACTCGGAGGATGATATCTTTATTCAATACGGTGTTCTCAATGATGGCGTCACCCGTTGAGGTTGAGAAGTCCAACCCGGCCTCACCCTCCACGGCTGCAATAGCCTGAGCGTCGGTGTAGGAGCCTGCACTTGCGAGCGCCGTGTCGATGCCGCTCAAGTGGCCTTCGACGGTGGCTGCTGAGGGCGTGTAGTTCGTTGCACTCGCCGCAGCGGTCACTTGGCTATCGTCGACAGTCAGCGCAGCCTGATGCTGCGTGACGGACGACTGGGTGATGTTGGCATCTGGCACATTCGCCCACGTTACCGACGCAGTCAGGTCGTTCGTTTCCGAAAGAAGGTAGCCCTGAAGGTCTGAAATCTGCGACTCCGTAATCGAGAGAGCCGCTTGGTGCTGCGTCACGTTGCTCTGTGCGATGCGCGCATCGGCAAACGTACCGCTACCGATGGTGCTCGCCGCTTGAGTGCCGGTGTGCGTGGCCCTGTCGCGAAGGTTGGCGTCCGTGTCGTTAGCAGTAGCGCCCGCAGCAATCCCGTCCAATTTTGTGTGGTCAGCGTCTGTGAACACGTTGGAGTCCGTAGCCGCCTCCACTGCAGCGCGAATCTCAGCATCCGTCTGGTCAGCAGTTGCGCCGGTTTCAACCCCGGTCAACTTCGTGCGCTCTGCAGCGGTCATCATCACCTTGGTCGTGCCGTCCGCAAGGTCGTCAGCGTCGAGGCTCACTGCTCCAGTTTGAGTGTTCACCGATGCCACTGGAGCAGCAGCGGCTGCACCCGCAGCGTCAACGAAAGCCGAGTCGTTTGTGAGTTCACTGATGTTGTCAGAGGCGCGCAGCACGGCATTTGCTCCAATTTTGGGTCGGTTGCTCGCACCGCTGTCGAGCCACAAGGTGTTCGCAGCCACACCGCCGGGGTTGGCGGCCTGCGGGTCCAATTCGAGCCCAGTGGGGTCGATGAGGCCGGTGACGGTCAACTTGCCGTTCACCGTCAATTCACCGGCTGCACTGTCCCACGACAGGTCTGCATCGCTGGTAAAGCCACCTGCACCGTCCGACAACTGTACGAGGCCAGAGGCACCACTGGAAGATGGGAACGATGATGATGCCGCAATCACTTGGTGCCAGTCGGTTCCGTCGTAGACAAATCGGGCAGATTCGCCGACCGCGATGCTGACGTTGATGGGGGTCGCACCGTGACCGCCCACTGTTGGGTCAAACGTCAGCGTGTGCGCCCCTGCCTTGTGGTAGATGTCTACGACATGCCCGGCGGGGAAAACCCCGTTCGCCGCAATCGTGCGGTTCGCGTCGGTAGTGATAACCCAGATGTTTGCTTCGTCGAAAGTGAACGTGATGTCCGCCGACGTCGTGATGTTTTCCAGCCGGTCAGGCCCAAGCACGTGCACCCCAGTCACAGGCGTAGTGTCCAGATTGCCGGGGATGGCTGCCAGAATGACGCCGTGCTTTCCTCCGGCGGTGTCTTCGCGGTGCGTTTGCCAGATGGCACCAAAGGTGCTGCCCGTCAAGTCACCGTCTTCGGGAGACGAGAAGAAGGCGTCTGGGTTGGTCAGTGCGTTGGAGGCAGCGACGTCGCCAATGCCGCCTTTGGTCATGGGCGTCAGGTAGAGAGGGCTGTTCCTGAGGAACGTGCGCCGGTCGTGAATGACTGGTCCGCTGAGGCTCGCGGTCACGTTGGCCGAGCCGCCTGCCATAGAGTAGCGAATCACGCCCAGCACAGTTGTCTGATGGTTGAGGTCGGTGTTGCCAGAAATGCTCGGTGTCGACAGGAATCGGTTCGGAATGAGAGGCGTACCGCTGGAGGGTGCTGCAGGGGTGCCCATCTCGTACATCACGTGAGCCTCTGGGGTGTTGCGCCCGACGAGGTAGACGACCACGTAGACGTCGCTGTTGGAGCCCGGCACGCTGGGAAGGTCACCGCTATGATTAGCCCCTGCCCCAGTGGTCCCCACGATGAACGTCTCGTAGGAGCCCGGACCGTTGGCGAACTGGTAGAGGACGCCGTCGAGAACGCAGTAGCCACCGTAGACTTTGACTTCTCCTTGGGCAGCGCCGATTTGCAGGTAGCCGGGGGTGTTGGCCACCACGCTGTTTCTCAGCGAATCGCCTCGCGCACCGTCACCCAGACGCATGATGCCGTTTCCGTGCAACCCTTCGTAGAGGTTGGTGAGGCTGGGGCTGGTTAGCCCGTCGCCATCGCGCAGGCCTTGCGCATCGCTCCCCATGCCAGTGGCGCTGGTGTGCCCTGCGGTCGGATTGGTCAAATGCTCACCTCAATGATAGCCGAGAACTTCACTTCGTTGTTGCTTGTCTTTTCCACAGCGTTGTACGTGTAGCGCATGAAGTCAGTCGTGTCGGTTGAGTCGGCGGGATTCTTATAGCGAATGACCACTTCTCTGAGCGGGCGTGTGAATGTCGTACTGAGAGGCAGGCGGGCTTCGACTATCAACGTGTTGTCGTCAACGACCCTGACGTTCGGGGTCACGACCACCGCTGGGTTGCCGATACCCCCATCCTGCTGGGTGGCGACGGTGCCGTCAAAGCCGAAGACCACCTCGTTGATGCGGTCGCGCAGCGTCTCAATCAGAAATCTCGTCCCTTCGTTCAGTAGCGGCATATCATCCCCTCCGGCTGTTCATGTAGCGACTGTGCACGGCACCGATGCGCAGGTGGTTGTTCCCAGCCTCTGGCAGTGGCGCTTCGGACAAGACGAACAACTCTTCGTCGTCGTCCATGGCGTGAACGCTGCTGGACTTGATGACGACTGAGGTAGGCGTCACGGATGCCACGTCGATGTGGCCAAGTTTGTTCCCGTTGCGCTTGAACACCTCTTGGTTGTCGGACGTGAACACGGTGTCGGCAGCCACACCGTCCGTGGTGAACGTCGTTGTGCCCGACGCATAACCACCACCGTTGTTCATGAGGACGCCTGTGCTTTGAAGCCGGAGTGAACCATTGATGCCGCTCCGGTCGTGTGTCCCGACCGTCAGCCCTACGCCACGGTTCATGTCTACGCGCTCGGCAATCTGCCACGACACGCGGAACTTGAAGCCGAACGACGTAGAGAACTCCTCGACAGCGAACTGCCTGTTCCGCTCTTCGTTGGCTTCGATGTTGCCGCTGACGTCAATCTCCTGAAACCGCTGCAGAACGTCCTCAAGGGACACGCTGACTGAGTTCACGTGCAGATTACTGGTGCGCGCATCGAGGTCAATGTCGCTTCCAAGCACGACGTATCGCTCGTTGTCCGTGCGCGTTTGGTACGACACCATGTCGCCGGGGTGCATATGCGTCGCACCCACAACCTCGGTCAGGACCTTGGAGCCAGTCGCGCTGTTTGCCATCTTGAGCATGCGCTGTCCGATAGCCTTCGCACTGGAGCGCGTCATCGCTGTGGGTGCATGAATGCCACCCGGCACTTCCAGAACACCGGCCCCCTGACGACCGAAGTCGTCGACCTGCACGACGTTGCTGTGGTTGTTTGCCCGCGCTCGGCCGCGAACGACGACCCTGTTAGGGGCACTGTCGGTGCTGTCGTCGATTTCACCGCCCAGAACTCTGTTCTCGGCCACAAAGAACTCCCGCTCGATGTTTGACTGCGGGAAGTAGCAGAGGTTGCCGTAGCGGTCGCCGCGAGGGCTGTAGCCGTCGTGCTTGGACAGGTACCGAAGTGCAGTGAACGCCTCGACGCCGTAGAAGTCGCGGGCCAAAAACGTGCCACTGGGCTGCTTTGCCCGCACGCCATTGATTGACGACGTGTTGGCTTTCGCCACGCGGGCTGCGAGGTCAGAAGTTCGCAGCCCCACGCCAACTTTCTGAGCAAAACGAATGGTTCTGTCGGTGAAGCCGATGGCGTTCAGCCCGCT